CCCGTGCCGCGGTCAGCGCGGACTCGGCTGCCCTCTCGTTTTCCCACGCCCGAGAGAGCTGCCGCTCACGCCCGGCCGCCTTCTCCAGAGCCTCCAGGCGCTCCCGGGTGAGCGTCGCGACCTGGGCGCGGAGGGTGACGATCATCAGCTCCCGCTCGATGCACGCCGCGCGGCCGGCGCGTCCCGTCGTTGCTATCTCCGCCTCCAGTCCCGCCACCCGCTGCTGGTGGTCCTGCTTGGCCACCGACTCTCGCAGGGCGCCGATCCGGACGTCCTCCTCCGCCCGGAGCGCCCGATCCTTCCAGGTCGCCAGCTCGGTCCGCAGCGCCGGGATCTGCGCCTCGTCCAAGGCGGCTGGGGCCTCGGTCGCGTTCTTGGGCGTCATGTTGTAGGAGGCCAGCAAGCACTCTGCCGCGCCGGTGTACCTGCTCCACCCGATAGGCGCCGAGTCGTTCTGGATCTCCGACAGGATGAAGGCCAGCTGCCAGGTCTGGTTCTTGGCTATCTCGTCTCGACTGTAGGTGGGGTCACCCATTGTGTGTTCCTCTCCTCGCCTTGGTCGCCGCGCGCCAGTCGGCGGCATGCGGGCAGGTGATGTGATGGGCCTTTCGGGTCTTCTCCCCGACCCTCGGCTCCTCGTCGCGCCGGAGCACCCGGGCGACCATCTCGTCGCCCCGCGCGTAGACCACGACCCGGCCCTCGGGGTGCGGGTCCGCGTCCACCGGCATCCGCTGCAACCTGCCGTCCGTCCGGCGCTTGATCTGCCCGTGCTCGTCGAGCACGTAGGCCCAGACGATTGACGCTCCACAGCTCATGCAATTGGTCATGACCTCGACACCTCCAGCAGCTCGCTCAGCGCACCGGACGTGATCCGGGTCCTTCGCCTGAGCTCCTGCTTGACCGCGCGCACCAGGACCGCGAGCTGCTCGTCGGTCAGGCGGTCCACCCTCGGGAGCGCGGCCCGCTGACACCTGCCGCACGTTCCGGTCTTATCGCGGGTCCGCCCGCCACACCCAGGGCAACGCACCTCCGGTGCCGGCGACGCGCACTGCGCCTCGTGTGTCTTCGGATCGATCACGGCCGCGCCCCCTGGGCCGCTCGCATCGCGGCTCCGATCGCCAGGTGCAGCGTCTCGCCCTGAAAACGGGTATCCCCCACATCGACGAAGAAGAGCCCGGAGGCGCCATATCTGCCCCACCCGCCGAACCGGTACCGGCCGACGAGCTGCTCCAGCTCCTCCAGCCTTCGGACGTGGAGCAGCGAGAGCGGCAGGCCGAGCCCGTTGGGATCGGCGACGCGCAGCGGCCAGCCCTCGGGGCCGGACTCGGTAGGCGTGATCTTGCGGGCCGCTGCGCGCGCCATGGCCTACGACCTCGCTTCCTTCGTGAGCCGGCCATCACCAGCATTGGACAGGATCGCGCTCGCCGCCCGCTCGACGTTGTGGCGCTCGGCGAGATCTTCGGCGAGACCCTCGTCCGACTCGGCGCCGATTCTCTTCGTGCCGCTGCCCTTCTTCGTCCAGTAAACGAAGTAGCCGTCCGCATCGGGCTCGACGCAGTAGACGCCGTCGGCCACCTCGGCGACCTGGTCGTCACCCTGGCGGTGCCAGACCAGCGAAGTGGGGGCCGGCTTGGTCGATACCGGGAAGAGCGTGGACTGCCGGTCCTGCTCGGTCACCGGGCGGGTGGATACGGTCGCGCCGGTGTCCTCGCGGATCTCCCGGACCACGCCATCCTCGAAGTCCGCCTCGACCCGCACTGGGATCGGCCGGTACTCCAGGCCAGCCCGGATGGTGTTGGCCAACAGGCTGATGCGCATCTCCAGCGCGGATCGCTTCGCCTTGAGGCCGTCCTTGATGTCCTTCTCGGAGGCGGTCTGCGCGGCCAGATCTCCCTCCAGGTGCGCGAGCTGCTTCCCGGCCTCCCGGAGCTCCGGCTCGGTGAGCGGGACGGGGAGGTGGTCGGTCTTGGTGGCGAGGATCTTCTTCTTCGCCACGCCGTTGGTTCCGCTCTTCTTGGTTGCCATCGTGTGTTCTCCTTTCGGTTCACTACAAAGAGAGCTGGTCGGTCCTGCCCCGACTTGGACGGTATGCCCGGGATCGAACCGGACACCTGGGCCGCTGAGAACCAGAGCTGCGGTGCTAACTGCCGCCTTGTCGGCCTCCGCGTCTTCCCTCTCTGTTTCCGGTGTCGCCACCGGCCGGAAGACCTTGATTCTCGTCCGCGCTCAACTCGCTGCGTGTCATCTCGCCACGCCGCAGCTCTCGTAACTTGTCGTCAACTAGAACGGCACGTCGCCGCGGGTGGAAACCGAGTCTGCTTGCTGGTCGATGAGCTCGTCCGGCGGCCCGTCCTGGGGCGGCGGCGCGGCCTGGGTCTGCCTCGCGCCCGTGGTGCGCGGGGCCTGGCGCGGCGCAGCGCTCCCGCCGGAGGGACGGCCCGCGGCCCGATCGAGCGCGTCGATCTGCCGCTTCATCCGCTCGGCGAACGACTGCGCCTGGCCCTTGTCGAGAGCGTTCTTGAGCGCCAGCCCACCGCCGCCGTTCACGAACGCCACCTTGGTCTGGGTCTTCCCGTTGTAGGCCTCCTGTTGCACGACCAACTCGACCTCCTGGTCGAAGCCGACCGGGAGCGGCTCGCCCGCGACGAAGACCGAGAGATCGTTGTTGGGGTCGCGCCAACCGCAGTGTCGGAGCGACTCGATCGTCCGCTCGGTGGTCGCGTCGGTGAAGTACCCGTACCAGGTGATGCGCTCTCCAGGCGGGTCCACGAGATCGAACTGAACCGCGATTTGCTCGGTGCCGGTGCTGGCCAGGCCGAGCGCGGCCGCAACGGGACGACCGCGGTACTTTCCAGGTGCCAACATTGGTTACTCCTCCTCGATGCCCGCTTCGGCGAGCTTGCTGTTGATCCACGTGTTCAGCTTCGACAGCTTCACGGCGTCCTCGCCCGCGAGGACCAGGGCGTTGAGCGCGACCTCGCGCGCGTCCGTCCCGTCCGCGGTCTTCACGCCGACCAGCTTCTTGATCCCCGCCTCGATGGCCGTGGCCAGGACTCCAGCGTCCGCGGGCTTGTGGGCCTTGATCGCCCCCCAGAGCTCATTCCAGTCGAGCGGCAGCTCGGGCGGGAGGTCGTAGCGGTTCTTCGCGTCGTAGGCGCCCGTCTTCTGCGTGTAGAGGAAGCGGGCGCCGGTGGTGAGCGCGCGGACCTTGGTCTTGCCTCCGTCGCTGCTCTTCTTCTTGATGGTCTCGAACCGGGCGAAGAGCACCGCGTCGGCGCGCTCCTTCACGAGGCCACCCGCCTTCTCGTGGAGTTTCAGGATGTAGCGGTCCCACCCGTCCGACTCGGGATCGTCGAACCGCTTCACGATGGAGTGGGAAAGGGTGATGACGTTGATCCCCTTCGCGCGCACGCGCTCGATTGCGGCGATGAGCTTTCGCCACTCGTCGAGGGCGACGATGTTCTCGCCCTTGCCGAAGCCGTAGGCCGCGATGTTGTCCTTCTGGTCGCGCTGGCAGATCCACTGCCAGATGAGCGCCTCGGCGGCATCGAGCGTGTCGATCACGAGCGTCTTGTAGGGGTGATCGTCGCGCTCGACCGTGCGGACCGCTTCGAGCAGTTCCTCGAAGTCATTCGGCACCGTGCGACCCGCCGCGTCGAACTGGAACCGGGTGGTGTCGATGTTCATCGTCCCCTGCTCCACGTCGAGGAAGATCGCGTCGGGAGCGGCGGCGCCGAGGGAGCTCTTGCCCACGCCTTCCGGGCCGTAGATGTGGAGCCACGCAGCGTGGGCGACGCGCCCCCTGGACACCTGGGCGATAGAGAGCTTCGAGCGCGAGGGGAGTGGTGTGGGGCGGCTAGGCTGCGTGCTGGGCTGGGCCATCGTGGTTCTCCTTCGTGGTGGTGGTGAGAGCGGCCAGGGCTGCCTCGATGCGCTCGCCAGCGGGCGCGCGCCACCAGGCCTCAAGACCGCGGTGGATCAGGCTCCCGAGCCTGAGCGTGTCGGCCTCGACGGCGGCTCGGTAGCCGTCCAGGTACTGGAGCTTGTGCAGGCGCTGGCAGGACCGCGCCGCGTGGAGCCGGGAAGCTGACAGGACGGGCAACCCGCCGCGCGCCTCCAGCTCCGGGTTCACGTGCTCGGATCGGCG